TGGTCTTTCATATGCTACCATAAACAGTATAGCAAGTTTATCGGGTGTCCATCCTAACGTATTTTCTTTGAACTCTTGTGCTGTAACACCTACCATGTCCGTGGTCGCCCCACTAGGTATATAAGGTGTTATAAAAGCGTTCGTGGTATACCATTGATTTCCTAATACAAATAATTCACCATCTAAGCAATTACATTGCACTGTTCCGTCTGTATACGGCGATAAATTTAGTGAATCACATGCTTCAATCAAATCGTTTTTCGGTGTCCACTGAAAAATACCGTACCCTGTTCCACCAACTTCTTCTAATTCTGGGTTGATACCGCTCTCTGCTTCTGCATTTCCTGCAAGTGCTGATATGGTTTCTAAACTGTAACCTAGACCGCTAAATATTCCATAAAAAATATATGCATTATTTAGCGTTTCCGCCTCGGTTAAATGCGCATTTTTTGAAATCCATTTAGTCATTATCTTATATACACCCTCGAATTATAAATAGCACACACCCATCCGCTAGGGATTTTAATCCATGTGTTGCCGTTTTCGTCCATTGCAATTTCTTTACAAGTTACTTTTGTACCATGCATTAACTGTCCTCTTGAATTAGCGTGTTTTCTTCCGTCAAGGGTAAGGCCATCAGCGTTTTTCCTCTTGCTTTTTACATCTGGTCTAATTCTAACATTCAAGTTGTCAACTGCAACTGTGTAAATGTGACCTGCTTTAAAGTAAACATTGCTGTCGTTTTTTTCTTCACAAACTCGCCTTGCACATACTAAGTCTAATCGTCTGTATAAACTTGAAATAACCACGCCCCTACCTTTATTATTTTTCGTGTTTTTCTGTGAGCCTATACTTTCAATCATTAATTCGTTACCGAGATAAATAGAACAATGCGTTATTTTTGTTTGTGATTTTCCGAAGAAAAGCAAGTCACCACTTTTAATAGAATCTAAGGAAACAGATTTACCAATTAAAGAAAAACTCTGTGCTGTTTTTCTTACAGTTTTATAACCAGAATCTTTCAATGAGATGTACATTAAACCACTACAATCTAAACCGCCCTCTTCCAGACTTTCACCGCCCCATACATACGGTGTACCAATGTATTTTTTTGCATTTTCAATTAAAGTTTCTGCTCTCATTTATTTCCCCAATCTTTCAATTAGCGTATTCATCTTTTCAAGTGCAACCGTGTTATTAGAGATAACTGTACTCAGATTGTCGACTTCGTTTTTATGCTGTTCGTTTAAAATGTCAATACGTTTGTTTGTTTCATCGTACATATATTTTACGAAGTAAGCCATTACGCAACAAGCCACGACAGGAAATACATAATTCCCTAAGATGTTTAAAAAATCTGCACCCATAATTTCACCCCCTTTTTATAAGTTAATCTTATAAGATAATAAGTTTTTCTTATAAATGAATTGTATCACATTAGTTGACAAAATTCAATAGGTATGCTATAATTTATTAATAAGAAATTCTTATAATGTAATAAGTTTTACTTATGAGAGGTAAAAAGAAATGAGTGAAAAAGAATATTATGACGGCACTAAACTTTTGTCGTTAAAAGACTTAAATGGAAATACACCAGAGATTTACATGTGCACTGGTAATAGAACGGGCGGAAAGACTACTTATTTCAATAGATTGCTGTTGAATAGATTCAAAAAAAGACAACAAAAATTTGCACTTATATACAGATATAATTATGAATTAGATGACGTTGCTGATAAATTTTTCAAAGATATTCATACTCTGTTTTTTCCTAATGATGAAATCACTAGCAAATCTAGGGCAAAAGGAATATATCATGAACTTTTTTTGAATGATGAAAGTTGCGGATATGCTTTAACTTTAAACAGTGCCGACCAGATTAAAAAAATGAGCCATCTTTTTTCTGATGTAGAAAACATGTTTATGGACGAATACCAGAGCGAAACTAATCACTATTGTAATGATGAAGTTAAGAAACTAATTTCAGTTCACACTAGTCTTGCTAGAGGTCAAGGAAAACAGGTAAAATATTTACCGCTTTTTATGGCTTCAAATAGTGTTAGTCTTATCAACCCTTATTACAGTGTTTTAGAAATTGGAAATAGACTAAGAAATGATACTAATTTTTTAAGAGGTAACGGTTTTGTTTTAGAACAGTGTTTCATAGAATCAGCATCCATAGCACAACAGGAAAGCGGGTTTAATAAAGCGTTTTCAAAGGATTCATATGTGGAATACTCAAGTCAGAATGTTTATCTGAATGATAATTATGCTTTTATTGAAACACCCAAAGGCAAGAACAAATATTTAGCAACCCTCATTTATAAAGGTCAAAAATATTCGTTACGGGAATATAGTGATATAGGTATCATTTATTGTGGTAAAAATTATGATGAGAGTTTTCCTTTTAAACTTTCAATAACAACAGCAGACCACAATGTAAATTATGTTATGCTAAAATCAAATGAGTTTTTTATTTCAAATATGCGATATTATTTTGAAAAAGGGTGTTTTAGATTCAAAGATTTACAGTGCAAAGAAGCTATCTTAACTGCTTTATCATATTGATATCTTCTTATAATGTTTTTCATGTCACAACTAGAACGCACGGTTGAAATTATACTGCTAGTGTGAATCGCGGTTTTGCGAACCGTCTTGAATAACTTATGAGATAAAGATATAAAAAGGACGGATTGTAAAAATCCGCCCTTTATTTTTATCTGTAAACAAATACATATATGTCATATAAACTATCTGGATTTTGAATTATAAAAGCATCTTTGTTCCAGGTTATATCAGATAATTTATTTATTAACTGAGTATAACTTATTTTCTTTGAAATCGTCATACCATTTTTAATTATATAAAAATAATTATTTTCATATTCGAAGTCATAAAGTTTAATACATTTTTAATATCTTCGATAGAATAACAACTTTTAGGTTTAAAAATTTCACTTCGCCGTAACGCGGAAGATAATTTTCTATCTAAATCTTCAAAATTTTCAAACTCAATTTCTAATTTCATTTTTGTTTCACTCATTTTATATAATCTCTCCTTTATTTTATATAGAAACAAATACATATATGTCAGATAGGCAACTAGGGTTTTGAATTATAATAGCATCCTTATCTGTTGTTATTGCGTATAATTCAACGATTGTTTCTTCATAATTTCTCGCCCTTATAACCATTCTACCGTTTCTAATAATGTCAAAATAATTGTTTTGGTAAACATCATCATATAATTTAATACGTTTTTTAATTTCTTCGACTGTATAAGATGGTCTTATATTGAGAATTACAGGTTCAGGTAATAAAGAACTTAATTTTTTTCTTAAATCTTCTTGATTCTCAAATTCAATTTCTAATTTCATTTTTATAATTCTCCTCTTCAATAAAATTTTCTAAGCACTCGTCAGCATATGGACAAAATAAACATGCATGTAAACACTGACCGTCAATCCATTTTATTTTTAAAATTTTAAAAAACTGTTTTAATGTTACTTTTTTCATCATTTAATTTCACCTCGATTTCTATTGTTTCGCCTATTAATTTTTCAGTGCTATATTTTACTACTTTTCCTGAAAGTAAATTAGCTATATCGTTTACAGAAATATCAATTAATAATTTCAATTTTTCACCTCATTTCATAATAAGTTTCTGTTAACAAAACGCCACCTTTTATTCTTTTAGGAAGTAATTTTCCGGGGATTTTTAAGCCAACTTTAAAATCAGACATACTTCGTTTTGTTTTCAAAAATTCAAGCTTTTCTTTTGTTTTTAAATCTACTTTTGTGTCTTCCAATGTATGCTCTGTCATGGATTGCACAAACAATTCCTTGCAAGTGTCTGGCATTCCTGCACATTTGACATTGTAATATGGATTTTTTAAAGGCTTCAAATCTTCATGCGTAACGTGTTCAATATATGTTTTTTGTCGTGTGAAAATAGCTTCATCCCATGAACTCTCTAATTTCCATGCGCAGAAATTTGTTGGATGAACCTTGATTCCTTTTATTTCATCTGGCTGTAAATCACAATGAATACTATCTGTATCAGCATAAATGAAACCTTTTTTATCAACACCATAATAATTTTTTTGTGCGGCTCTTATGGTGAAATTCCTTGCGTAAGATGTGATAGCCGCTCCGCTTGCTATATGTCCTGCTTTCTTTTCGTGTTCAGTAGATGTTATAAAACCAATGTTTCCATTTTCTTTTAAATATGCTACCTTGAAACTAGAATCGTCATTACTTGCTAATTTTCCGTATAGATTATTTAAAAAAAGTTTTGCTTCTGTTCTCTTTGCACCTTTACTTGTCTCTTTTATTTTCCTGTATTTGTCAATGTATTCATCAAACATTCCTGTCAGTGCGTAAAACCAACAACCGTCTAAGATTTCAAAATCAACTAAGTCATAATGTTCTTTTATCAATTCAAAATCAATCATTGATAAGGTTAAGGTTACTCGTGTATCGCATTTTTTACCAGAATATTTTTCGATATATTCAGAATAATATTGCCGTGTTTCTTTATCATAATAATCTGATGCTGTCAAAGATTCTGTGCTTTTATATAAGAAAGAATCTTTTATCTGAATAAATGGTAAATACCCATCTTTTAAATAAAACCTTGTTTTTACTCTTACATAATAAAAAGTTTCACTTGTTTGTGCTTCTTTTGGAATATAATTACCACACCAGAAAGATGCATAGCCGTACGGGTAACGATTACCAGATTCGCTATGCATCATTGACGGATAAAGCGAATTTACATCTGCTGTTGTTCCGTTTCTTTTAATCTGATTTTCTTTGCCCTTTACAAGATAGCACCAACCACCCCTATATGCTTTACGAATATAAGCATCTGCATTATCATAACCGTATACACTTTTATCAATTTCTTGTTTTGTTAAGTCTGGAAAAAGAATATTATATTCTGTTTTTGAAACAATTCTTTTGAACTCTGACAAACAGCAACTTCCGATAGTTAATTTATCATGCTCCTCGTCGAAAAGAATTTCGAGTGCTTCTTTTACAACTAGAACGTCATTTGCGATATATATTTTTTCCTTATCAGTTATTTCACAACCAGCAAACCTTTTTCCCTTGTATTCCATTTCAAGCTTTTTGTGCTTCGTTCCAAACGATTTTCCGATTTGCTTCACTGAAAAAGGAAGAAGTTTCAACGAATCTCTTACTTGAATTATAATACCGTTTACTTTTATAGTAAATGTGTACCATTGCCCCATTCTTGAAATAGAATATTTAAAGGTATTATTTTTCATGTCTTTTTCTTTTAACCATTTATACGACGTTTTTTCATCATTCAAAATTTCATATGCCTGTTCAAATTTGCATTTATTCATAAAATAATCAAGCCAGAAAGAACCGTCAAATTTTAAATTATGGTAAAACACACAAATGTTTTCACGAAACGACTGTAAATATTGAAAAGTTGCGTCTATACTTTTCAAAATGACTACATTATCTGTATTCATTTCAACGATAGCAGAAGCCCACACTTCTGTTGAAGTTTGTGAATGAATATCTTCATCAACAGTTGTTTCGAAATCACCGACAAAATATCTATATCTTCGCTCATGCATTAGTAATCAACAAAACTTTCATAATACTGATTTAATTCTTCAATCATTTTAGCTTCTTCAAATGATAACGCCGAACCTTTTAATATTTCTGCTAACTCATTAAATGATGCTATGATTTCAGATTCATTGCTGTCGTGCATTATTTTATCCAATAATACTCTTATTCTATCCTTATTATCGTTTAAATAATTCAAATACTTTTCAAACGTATTATATTGTGACGCTATATCAGCACGGTCATTAATCAAAGAAATTAAAAAATTTTTATGCGGTGTAAAATCAAGAAAAACTTGATATGAAATATAACGGCCATTCGGCAATTCATTTATCATTGAAATAATTTCATTGATAAAGTCAAAAATAGGTGTCTTTTCCTGTTCTCTTTTTTCCTGCTCTTTTTTTCTTTTTCTTGTCTCAGCACCTTTTTTCGCTGATGCTGAGCGTTCTCTTTTTCGTGCTTCTAAACCACCCAACTCACGAAAATCTGAATATAATCCACGGTACACCGATGATGCGTACAACTTTTCTGGTGTTATTTTTTTCAGTCTTTCAACCGATTCTTTTCTAATACGCTTCGGTTGCTCTGGCTCTTTGAAGTTAAAAGAATAACCTCTTTTCTCAGCTCGCTTTATGAAGCGTTTTATTCTTTTTATTTCTTTTTTATATTGTTCCTTGTATGTCATTTTTCCGATACCTCATAAAAGAAGCGAAGCGGTTGTTTTTTTCCGCTCCGCCTGTTTAGATTACGTCAAACTGTTTACATCAAGTACGCAATTAATAAAATCGCGTCCCGCTTTTGTTACACCAGATTTCTTAATAATTGAGAATGATTCACCACCCATTAACTCAAAGATTTCAAGGAATGAACGCTTAAACGTCTGAGACTGACAAGCGTATACTTTTTTGTCTGGCGTGATAAGTGAAAGAATGTCTGTTTCCTCGCCATTCTGGCTTTTATCCTTGAATAAGATATAGCCATCAACAGGAATTGAAGTCTCATCATCCACGTTTTTAAATGAAATCACGTCTGGCGAAGAAGTCATAAGATAAATTTCTACCTTAGTAAACTCTCTTGAATTTTCATAAATCTGCATTTTTTATTTACCTCTCTTTTCTAGTTCTCTTCTTTTTTCTGTTTTACGATTTCATGTGCGTACTGAATGAATAAGCTTTCTGACATTCCCATCAAACACTCTTTTTCTTTGAAGTCTACGACTTCCACGCATTTAAGTGTATCTGTATCATAGATTTCTTTAGCTTTTGTCAGCATGTCAGAAACTTCTTTGTACGTGCGTGGCAATGTTACATCAATGTTTTTCACCTCGCCAATTGAGGTGTCAACGCACATCAATACGCAATGCGTGCTTTTAATTGTTCGGGTCACCATGCTCTCTTTTTTTGGCATTTGTTTTTTACCTCTTTTCTTTTTTTTTTTTGCTTTTGGCAACTTCTGTCAAGGGATTCGAACCCATCCAGCCCAGTTACACGACAGAAACTATATTTTCAAGGAAAGGAAAAAAGACAAGTACCTTTTTGATTGGTACAATATTATAATAGCATATATTATAATTATTGTCTATTTCTTTATTCTTATGACATTATAAGTACCACTTATAATAGATTATTAGCAACAACTAACTTGCTGTATTTCAAATAAGCTAGTTATTTACAACTAACTAATTATATTCGTATGAACTCGTCAAGAAAAGTTAATCTTCCATGTCGATAGAAATATGGTTTTCCGTTTCCGTCTACATGAGTTCTAACACGTCTAGGTTGTGAAATTATGCAATCATCGTACAAATCAGCTACTACGAAATCACAAGTTCCTACGTCGAACTCATCCGGTTGAAATACCACAATAGCACAAGACGCTGACAGTGACAATATCGCAATTGGCTCGTGATAGCCATATCTTACATTTCTAGGGGTTCTTTCTGTAATTTTTCTCATTTTTCTTGCCCTCTTTTTATTTACATTGTGATAATACGCTAATTTGCGTATTTTGCAGATGCAAGCCAGAAACCTTGCATCATGTTATAAATTGCATCATAGCAATATTGCTTTGTACCAACGGCGTATATTGTTCCATTTTTAGCGTTTACAACGTGGGCATAACCGTTATAGTAACGAACCTCAATTTTCTGACCTGCAATTTCAGAAAAATAATCACATCTATCTTTTAATATTTTTTGTGTCATTTTCTTATCCTCTTTTCTTTTTATTTTACCTTTGCGGTAATCCTGTCTAGGGATTCGAACCCATACAGCCCAACTACACGACAGGCCGTGCATTATTTTTACTCGTGAGGCAATGCGTCATCCCATGCTTTTTTAAGTTCATCATTAAAATCTGTATCGTACTCAAAACCCCCCGAAATAAAACCAGTCCATATTCCGTCAATATATGCGTCTTTGATTATCCATAAATCAATGCTATCATTGAACTTTTTACAAACTGAAGCTTTCATCGTGATGGTATCAATAGCAAAATCTTTTTCTGAACTAGTTAATTTTTTCATTATCTTTTTTCTCCTTTTTCTTGCATAAGTTCAAATCAGATGAGCCACCTGGGAC